TAATGTTTACGATCATAACGTAAACTATTATAGAGAGAGAAACTAGATGGCAACAGAACGAAATCCATTTGAACAAATACCAGAAGAAATTTCTAACATAATAGATATGCCACAACAAGAAGTAATGGAAGAAGGTCCTGCTTTTTATCCTGAAGAAGATGGTGGTATGACTGTAGACTTTACAGAATCAACAATAGAAATGGAAGCTGAAGAATCTATACAAGAATGGTATGGAGATATTACAGATAAACTAGATGATGCTGAACAAGAAGAAGTAGCATCTACTATAGTAGATAATTATACATCAGATAAAGAATCTCGCTCTGAGTGGGAAGCTATGTTTGAAAAAGGTTTTGATCTACTAGGATTAAAGATACAAGAAACATCAGAACCATTTGAAGGTGCATGTACAGCAGTTCATCCAATGTTAATAGAATCTGCTGTTAAGTTTCAAGCAAAAGCTATACAAGAATTATTTCCACCATCAGGTCCAGTAAAAGCACAGATAGTAGGAAAGTCTACTCCTGAAAGAGAAGACCAATCTAATCGTGTTCAAGACTTTATGAACTATCAAACAACAGAACAGATGCCTGAATACTTTGATGAGATGGAAAGAATGTTATTTCATTTACCATTAATAGGATCAGCCTTTAAGAAAGTATACTATGATGCTAATCTTAAAAGACCAGTATCTGAGTTTGTTCCTATTGATCAGTTCTATGTATCTTACTATGCATCTAATCTACGTAAAGCAGATAGATATACACATGTAATATATAGAAGTCCTGTTGATCTTGCAAGAGATATACGTACAGGTATCTATAGAGATATAGAGTTACCAGAAGCAACTAATCCAGAACCTACATCTTTTTCTTCTAAAATGGATACTATTATAGGATTATCTCCAACAGGAACAAATGATCCACAGTATACATTACTAGAACAACATTGTTATTTAGAAATAGAAGAAGATTATGCTCTTCCTTATATTGTTACAGTAGAAGAGCAGTCACAACAAATTTTAAGTATTCGTAGAAACTATAAGAAGGATGATAAGAATCAGGAGAAAGTGTCACACTTTGTTCATTATAGATTCGTGCCAGGCTTTAGTTTCTATGGATTTGGTCTCATGCACTTCTTAGGAAACTTAACCATGACTGCAACTGCAGCTATGAGAAGTCTAGTGGATGCAGGTCAATTCGCAAACCTACCAGGAGGATTCAAAGCAAAGGGTGTTAGAATTGTTGGTGACAATGATCCTATCAGTCCAGGTGAGTTTAAAGAAGTTGAAGCAACAGGGCAAGATCTTAACAAGGCTATAATCTCTCTCCCTTATAAAGAACCTTCCCAAACATTGTTTAATATGCTTGGCTTCATAACCTCTGCAGGTCAAAAGTTTGCTGATAGTACAGAACAAATTGTTTCTGATGCATCATCTTATGGACCTGTTGGTACTACTATGGCTTTACTAGAAGCATCAAGTAAGTTCTTCTCTGCTATTCACAAGAGATTACACAAATCTCAAAGAGATGAATTTAAAATACTTGCACAGATAAATTATGATTATCTTCCTTCAGAGTATCCATATGAAATACCTTTTGCAGAGAAGAATATCTTCAAGCAAGATTTTGATGGAAGAGTAGATATTATTCCAGTATCTGATCCTAACATTCCTTCAAATGCACATAGGATGATGCTTTCCCAGATGGCTTTACAAATGGCACAGCAATCACCTCCTGGTATGTTCAACCTTGAAGCACTTAATAGAACTATACTAAGTGCTGCTAATCTACCTAACTTAGAACAAATACTACCACCTAAACAAGAACCACAACAATTAGATCCTGTATCTGATATAATGGCTGCAACTAAAGGTATACCTATTGCAGCATTTCCAGGACAGAACCATGACTCACATATACAAGTTAAGATGATGTATCTACAAGATCCACAGAATGGTGCTAATCCTATTATGGCTAGATTAAAACCAATACTTGAATCTAATATACAAGAGCATTCTGTATTAAAATACCAAGAGCAAATGAATGGTATGGCAAGAATGGCAATGGAACAACTACCACCAGAACAACAACAGAATCCTTCTGTAGCAGAATCAGCTATGGCTGCTGCAGCTCAACAAGTAATGAATGCTAATATGGCTGCAGGTCAAGCAGAGTCACCTGAACAACAAATGGTTGCACTAGAAACAGCAAAGGTAGAATTAGAGAAACAAAAACTACAAGCTACTATGGCTAAACATTCTGCAGACTCTGCATTAGATGCACAGAAACTAGAACTAGAAGAAGCTAAGTTAATGGTAGATGCAGGAAAAGAAGGTCAATCTGCTATAATGAAAAAAGAAAAAGGTGATCTTGATAGAGCTAGTAAAGAGACAATGAAGTCTTTAGATATAATGGCAAAGGCTGCACTAGCAGATCAGAAAGCTGAAATAGATATGGAAAAAATTCGTATGAGTGCTTTAGAAAAAGTTACTCAAATGGAGAATCTGGATGATAGACAAAGAAGTTTTAAACTTGTTGATGTCATGTCAGAATTATTAAAAGAAGAAATGAAAGGAGATGATCAATAATGCCAATAGGAAATAAAGCATATCCTGTTAAGAAAGGTGTTACTAATGGTTATCCTGAACATGTGAAAAATGGTGATGGTGGCATGTATGGCGACTATACTAAAAGATCAGATGATGATGGAGCTGTAGGTATGACCCCACAACAAGGTGTGCTAAATCAATATGATCCATTTAGCTGGAAATATCCAGCACCAACTAAAGGGAGAAGATAACATGTGGAAATCACCAGTCGTAAAAGAAGTATCTGTAGGACTAGAGATTAACTGCTATGCATGTGCAGAGATTTAATTTCTGAGTATGGATATATGGGATGAGGTTGTTAAAGAATATGATAACGAACTCACTAAACTAAGATTAACTGTCTCTAGTGGGCAAGCAGAAGACTTTGCTCACTATAGGCAACTCGTAGGACTTATTCAAGGAATTGAGTGGTCTCGTAATAATTTAAAAAGCATAATACAAAAACGTATGTATGATGAAGAGGATGACTAATGCAACAGGCACATTTAGGTAACACTATAAAGAATGACGTATGGATTACAGATGAAGAATATTCAGATACTCCAGATGTCCTCCCTGAACTTCCAGGTTTTCATGTACTCGTAAGACCTGTCTCAGTAAAAGAAAAAACTAAAGGTGGTATATTAATACCAAACTCAACAAAAGAAGATATGTCTTATTTAACAACTGTAGGAAAAGTTATTAAAATGGGTAATCTTGCTTATAATGATATAGATAAATTTCCTAAAGGACCTTGGTGTAAAGAAGGAGATTACATCTGTTACGCAAAACATGCTGGTCAAAAGATACAATATAAAGAAGTTAAGATGCTTTTATTGTATGATGATCAAGTAATAATGAAAGTAGAAGATCCTAAACATTTAGATCCTACATTTAATTTAAGTCACTAAGTTGCACTATAAATTTTTATAGTGTATAATAATAGAATATACAACGTAAGTCGTATGTCTCGTAAACAACGAAGGATGAATAATGGACAATGAAGAGTGGAATGAAGTTGATACAACAACTCCAGAAGAAGAAAAGAATAAAGTAGAATATGAAGTAGAAGGAGAAATAGAACAAGAAGAAAAAGCTATTCCTCTAGTACAAGCTGAAAAAGAAAAAGAAGAACCTAAAGTAGATGCACCACCAGAGCTTGAAGGTGTAGAAACTAAAGGAGCACAAAAAAGAATAAGGCAATTAGTTAAGCAACGTAAAGAAAGAGATGATCAACTTGCTCAACTAATACAACAAAATGAACAACTTAATAGTAGATTACAGAATACAGAACATCAGTTTAATACTGTAAATCAATTAAGTTTAAATGCAAGTGAAAAACAAATAACAGATAAGTTAGAACTTGCAAGAAATGCTTATAAGTCTGCTCACGAAGAAGGTGATTCAACTAAGATATTACAAGCTCAAGAGTTTTTAAATGAAGCACAAAATGATTTAAAATCTTTAAGTGCTACAAAACAACAATTTGACCAAAGACCTGTACAACAACAAGCTGTACAACAACCACAATATCAACCTCAACCTACTGCAGATCCAAAAGCAGAAGATTGGGCAAGTAAAAATGAATGGTTTGGTTCAGATCAAGTTATGACTGCAGCATCTTTAGCAATAGATGCACAGTTAAGAGAAGAAGGTTATAGTCCTGCAGATCAAGAGTATTATACTGAAGTAGATCGTAGGATAAAAGAAACATTTCCTCATAAGTTTGCAGCAGAAGCTGCTCCAGTTGAGGAAGTTCGTAGGCAGGGAAATACGTCACAACCTGCTCAAGTAGTCGCTGGAGCATCTCGCAGCTCTCCAGGTTCTAGTAAGAAAGTTAAACTGTCTAAAGAAGATATTAGACTAGCTAACAAATGGAACGTACCACTTGAACAGTATGCTCAAGAAAAACTAAAGGCTGATAGAGCTGATGGTGAGTATACAACAATTAATATGCAGCGTGGAGGAAAATAAATGACACGAGTTAATAGTACACGTAATACTGATTTAAGAGAAAATAATGCTAGAGAAGAAGTTGAATACACATTTGAAGAACAAGATGCTCTTCATATTCCTGATGCAGTTTTAAAGCGTTTCGCCAGCGAACGCATGACACTTGGATGGTTAAGAATGACCCTTAAAGGTGTAGATGACGTAAAACATATAGGCAAGAAAATGCAAGAAGGATGGGTATTTGTTGATCTAGCTGATGTTCCTGAAATGAGTGCAACATCTGTCGTGAGAGATGAAGGTAGATACGCAGGGGTAGTCTGTCGTGCTGACGTAGGATTAGCAAAAATCCCAACTGGTAAATACGAAGCAAGAAGTAAGTTTTATAGAGATAAAAGTAAAGCCATGAATAATGCGATTGACGCACAACTTATGGGTAACAATAATTCTCGTATGCCTATTTCTAACAACAGTAAATCAAAAGTAGTAACAGGAAGACAGCCTAACTTTCAGGACTAATTCTTTTACTACATAATTAAGGAGAAAAGGAATGGCAGCAACTAATGCTCCTCGTGGTCTAGTACTTGCGAGAAAAAATGGTGCTGGTTCTAACTCTACTGGAATTACAACTATTAATTGGAATAACGCTCATTTAGCACCAAGTGCAGGATTACCTAATAATTTATTTACAGGCGATCCTCTTTGTTTTCAAACATCTACAGGAACTATTGTCGCAGCGACAGTAGCTGTAGGAGTTAAAACTATGGGTGTTTTCCAAGGTTGCAGTTACGTTGATGGTTCAGGTGACCAACAATTTAGTAGACATTGGACTGGTGGAATAACAGCTACTGATGTAAAACTTCATGTAGCTTCAGATCCTAAACAAACATACTTTGTACAGATGGATGCAACAGTAACTTTCGCAGCTACTATTGCAGGTTTCCCTCATAATACTGCGTTTGTAGTAGGAACAGGCTCAACAAGAACAGGTCAAAGTGCTTATATGGCAGATGCAGATGGTCAAACTGTATCTTTTTCAGCTATGAGAGTTATAGATAGAGCACCTTGGGATACTGGTGTAGCAGCTTCAGCTACTGCAACAGATGCTTTCCCTTGGTATGAAGTACGTCTAAACAATCATATTGATAACTTTGTAACCACAACATTGCTAATGGCATAAGGAAAGGAATAATTAAATGGCTATCAATAGAGCGAGTATTGCCAAAGAACTACTTCCTGGACTGAATGCAGTTTTTGGAATAGAGTATGGCAGCGTAGACGAAGAACACAAACCATTATACGAAATAGAAAACTCAGACAGAGCTTTTGAAGAAGAAGTACTCTTCACAGGTTTTGGTGGAGCACCAGTTAAGAACGAAGGTGCTGCTGTTGTTTATGATGATGCATCAGAAAGTTATACTTCAAGGTATACTAATGAAACTGTAGCATTAGCATTTGCAGTAACTGAAGAAGCTATGGAAGATAATCTATA